ATTCATCTAAGAATGGTTGGGATGTAAGTAAACACTGCCAAAAAATTTATGGTGGCGAAAGTAAGATTCCAGAAACAGATTTGATTATTTCTACATGGCAGTCTATCTATGAGATGCCTAAGAAATATTTTGCGCAGTTTGACTTTATCATCGGTGACGAAGCGCATACATTTAAAGCCAAGTCATTGACAGCAATCATGACTAAACTCATCAACTGTGATGTGCGTGTTGGCACCACAGGCACACTTGATGATAGCAAGGTTAACAAACTTGTTCTTGAGGGATTGTTCGGTCCAGTCTTTAAAGTCATCACAACAAAAGAACTCATTGACCGCAAACAACTCGCCGACTTTAAGATCAAGTGTATTGTTCTAAAATATCCAGAAGCAGTTTGTAAAGCAGTCAAAGGATTTACTTATCCTGACGAGATGAACTTTCTGACGCAGCACGAAGGAAGAAATCAGTTTATCGTAGACTTGGCATTAAATCTAAAAGGCAATAGTTTAATTTTATTTACTTATGTCGAGAAACACGGTAAAATACTATTTGAATCACTAACGAATAAAGACAAGAAACGAAAGATCTTTTTTATTCATGGTGGCGTAGAAGCAGAAGATCGCGAGGCTGTAAGGCATATTACTGAAAAAGAAAACGATGCGATTATTGTAGCGAGTTACGGAACGTTCTCCACAGGCGTGAACATCCGCAACCTACATAATATTATATTCGCCTCTCCGACAAAGAGTAGAATACGCAGTCTACAGTCTATCGGTCGCGGTCTACGTTTAGGTGACAATAAAGATACTGCAGTTCTTTATGATATTGCTGACGATTTGAGGTATGGTCCCTACACAAACTTTACGCTCAAACATTATGAAGAAAGAGTGAAGATTTACAGCGAAGAAAGGTTCGTGTTTACAACATCTAATGTAAGGATAAACTAATGCCAGAAACAGAATTAAAATTTGTCAGGTTAAAGAGCGCTGACGATTTAGTTGGATATGTTACACATTATGATAATTACATTGTAATCGAAAAGCCATTAAGAATTGATATTGAAACATATCTTGAAGAGAATCGACAAATTCTTTCTCTACAAGAATATTTGCCTCAGGCTGTTATAGATTTACAAGAAATAGAAATTCCTGGCGAGGAAATATCATTCACTACACCTGTCAAAGCAGACTTCGTTGAGCAGTATGAACACATTGCAGATTTCTTCTACGATGTACAAACTAGAGGCAAATCTGCTTTGGTAAAATCTAAAGAGGATGTATCTGATACAGCACAAAAAGTTGTATCAATACTTGAAGCATTAGCAAGCAAAAAGGACAAACCAGTACACTAATTTATGGCAAAAAATCATTATATCAATAACAAAGATTTTCTTCGTGAGATGACCAAGTATCGTACGGCGATACGAAAAGCAAAGAGACTCGGCGAACCAAAGCCACAAATCCCAAGATATGTGGCTGAGTGTTTTATGAAGATCGCGGAAAATCTTTCACACAAACCAAACTTTCTTTCATATACTTTTCGAGACGAAATGGTCGCCGATGCAATTGAAAACTGCGTCATGTACGTTGACAATTTTGATCCAGCGAAATCTAGCAATCCGTTTGCTTATTTCACACAAATAGTATATTATGCATTCTTACGCCGCATTCAGAAAGAAAAGAAACAACTATACGTCAAATACAAATCTACAGAGAATGCTGGTATTCTTGATGAGTATGAACTCAACGAGAATGAAGATGGTACGTTTAGGCAGTTTGAATTGTACGAAAATATCTCAGAGTTTATTGTAAACTATGAGAATGCGCGCAAACAAAAGAAAGCCAAAAAAGCTGGTTTGGAGAAATTTGTAGATGAAGATAGCAATCCTGGGTGATACACATTTCGGCATGAGAGGCGACTCTCTTGCCTTTCATGCGCTATATAGTAAGTTTTACAAGGAAGTATTTTTCCCATATCTGTTAAACAATGGAATTACCACCATCTTTCAGTTGGGTGACTTATTTGATCGTCGGAAGTATATTTCTTTTCAGTCTCTTGCTTTGTGCCGTAAGTATTTTTTTGATGAAATATCTCGGTATAATCTAGAACTGCATGTTCTTCTAGGCAATCACGATATCACCTATCGTAACACTCTTGAGGTCAATTCTCCTGAATTGCTTCTTCAAGAATATATGAACAACGTGTTCATATATAATGAACCTGCATCATGGCAGGGCATCGATGTCATTCCTTGGATTTGTAAAGATAACGAAAAACAAATTAGCGATTACATTTATCATAGCAATAACTCTGTCTGCTTTGGGCACTTTGAACTTGCTGGTTTCGAGATGGATCGTGGTAACTTCTGCCATGAAGGTATGGATCCAAGTATCTTGCGTCGTTACGAGGTTGTTCTTTCAGGTCATTTTCATCACAAGAGTTCTCAGGGTAATGTGACCTATGTTGGCACTCCTGGCGAGATGACTTGGGCAGATTATAATGATACGCGAGGATTTCATATCTTCGATACAACTACAAGGGAACTAGAGTTTATTGCTAACCCATATCGCATGTTTCATAAGATTAAGTATAATGATGATGACATGCAGTATAACGAAGTTGCCGAAGCAGATTATTCGCAATACACAGGCAAACAAGTTAAGATTGTAGTTGAGAAACGAAACAACTCTTTTATCTTTGATACACTGATAGATTGTTTAACAAAAGCAAATCCAATGGATGTATCAGTTGTTGAGGATTTTTCTGATACAATCCTTGCTCCTGATGACATAAAGATTGATGAAGCAGAAGATACAATTTCTATATTGGACAAGTACGTCGACGGATTGACATTGCCTGTAGATTCAAGTAAAATAAAGGGCATACTTCGTGATGTCTATTTTGAGGCGATGACGGCTGAGAACTCATGATTTTATTTAAAAAAGTTCGGTACAAGAATTTCCTATCAACAGGAAATTTCTTTACTGAGATTTCCCTCAATACAAACGCAACGACACTCATCATTGGCGAAAATGGTGCTGGTAAATCCACATTCTTGGATGCAATTACGTTTGCGTTGTTCGGTAAACCATTTCGTAGCGTTAACAAACCGCAATTAGTCAACTCAATCAACGAAAAAGATTGCGTGGTTGAGATTGAATTTAATATCTCGTCAAAGAACTACAAGATCATTCGCGGTATCAAACCTAATGTGTTTGAGATTTATTGTGACGGAGATCTAGTCAATCAAGACGCCAAGAGCAAAGACTATCAGGACCAACTCGAGAAGTTGATTCTGAAGATGAACTACAAGTCATTCACGCAGATTGTTATTCTGGGGTCTACAAACTTTACTCCGTTTATGCAGTTGTCTGCTGGCGATCGCCGAGCAGTCATTGAAGATCTGTTAGATATTCAGATCTTTAGTTCTATGAATGCAATCGTAAAGAGTAAGATGACTGCGATTAAAGAAGATGCAGCCAAGTTAAAGATTCAGATTGATAGCACAAAAGAAAAGATTGAACTGCATAAAAAACATTTAGATGAACTCAAGAAAAATACTAAAGAGATTGTAAGCGCAAAGAAACAAGAAGTAGTAGATAATTCTAATAATTTATTGCAACTAATTAACGAAGACGAAGAAGTCAATACTAAGATTGACAATCTTCTCTTAGAAATTCAAGATGAAGAGTTTACAAATAAACGTTTTAGCAAACTAAACAATCTTGAAGCCAAGATCGAAGGGAATATCCAGAAACTCGAGAAAGACATCGAGTTCTATTCTGTAAATTCGACTTGTCCAACCTGCGATCAGGCTATCAATAACAAAGAAGAAAAAGTGCATACATGTAACAGTAAAATTACAGAACTAAATGAAGGTCTAAACAAACTGAAGGAAGAAAGTAATGCCGTTCTACAGCGAATCAATACCATCAAAACAACACAAAAAGAACTCAAGTCTCTTGAGCAAGATATCGTGCGCATTAATACTTCTTGCAGTCAGATTAGGAAGTATGTGGCAAAACTTGAAAAAGAGATTGAAGAGATAGAAAACAAACCAGCGATGAGCGATGAGTTCAAAGCACAGAGCAAAACTTTACTAAACGATTTACAATCATTCAATGAACGACGTAAACAAGCAGTTGAACTGACGCAGCAGTATGATATTGTTGCTCAGTTGTTGAAAGACGGTGGCATTAAATCTAAGATTATTAAACAATATATACCAGTCATAAACAAGTTAGTAAACAAATACCTGGCTTCGATGGACTTCTTTGTAAACTTCAACATCGATGAGGAATTCAAAGAGTCCATCAAGTCCAGGCACCGTGATGACTTTAGTTATGAGAACTTCAGCGAAGGTGAGAAGAAGCGTATTGACCTGGCTTTATTATTTACTTGGCGAGCAGTTGCCAAATTGAAAAACAGTGCCAATACGAATCTTCTCATCTTCGATGAAGTCTTTGATGGATCACTCGACGCTAATGGCACTGAAGAATTTCTCAAGTTGATAAATATGTTCAATGACGGCACGAATATCTTTGTTATTTCGCACAAGGGTGATGTGCTTGCTGATAAGTTTAAACATACAATTAAATTCGCGAAAGTTAAAAACTTCTCACAAATGGTGCAATAATGGCTAGAATGGTAAAGTATTTGAATGGCAAGTTGATTGAGTATGAAATTTTAAAATTGGTAGATTTCTATGATCCAATTTTGCGCAAACCAACAGAGTTGTTTGATTTTAATTCATACGATGCTGATAAACAATCTGACTTGTATGCATACTCGCTCGCTGAAACGATGAATCACTATGGTGGGTTAGGTCTATCGGCAAATCAAGTTGGTATCAACAAAAGAATTTGTGTAATAAACATGGGCAAAGAAGCATGGGTCATGTTCAATCCGCAGATTATTGAAAAGTCTGAGACGAAGGCAGATTTTTCAGAAGGTTGTCTTTCTTATCCAGGATTGTATGTAAAGATTGGCAGATCAGATCATATCAAAGTTAGATTCCAAGCAATCGGTGGGCAATTTGTTGAAAAAGAGTTTGATGGATTGACTGCAGTTTGCATTCAGCATGAACTTGACCATTTAGATGGAATCGTATACACTGACCGCATCAGCCCAATCAATCTAGAAAAAGCCAAGAGAAAGGTAAAAACCAACCTGAAAAAGATGGCAAGGATAAAGGCTGCGTAAGTTATTGATTTAATTAGAGTTTTTTCGGCTTTACATTTCAGCCATTTTAGGGGATAATGGTTGTATGAATTCTAACTTACAGACCTCCAAGTCTATCCTCGCGAAACTCCTCGCGAGCGAAAATATTACGGTCTCGCACCAAAACGTCAAGACCGCATACTTTGACCTCAAGAATCGCACGATGGTTCTTCCTGTGTGGAAGGACATGGATGGCGATCTCTATGACTTGCTTACAGGTCACGAAGTTGGTCATGCTCTGAACACTCCGCAGCAGGGTTGGCATAATGAAGTTGCTGCGACGGAAAAGAAATTCAAAGATTTCTTGAACGTCATCGAAGATGCTCGCATTGAGAAACTGGTCAAGCGCAAGTTTCCTGGACTTTCGAAGTCTTTTGCGCGTGCTTATACTTCTCTCTATGAGCGTGACTTCTTCGGCATCAAGAAACTCGAAGACCTCAGCAAACTCAATCTGATTGATCGCATCAACCTGCGCTTCAAGATGGGTTCGCATGTCATTGTTGAATTCAATGACATTGAACGCGAGATTGTTCGCGAAGTTGAGGCTGCTGAAACATGGGATCAAGTTGTTGATATTGCTCGACGTGTGTACGACTACACGAAGCAGAATGAACAAAACAAGGTTCAGAATCAGCAAGACCTTCAAGAGCAGATGCGCAATGAGCGTCAAGAGAATCAAGAAGATTCTGGCGAGTATGACGATGCTGACGATGATTCTGATTATGAAGATGACATCGACGGTAACGATGACTCTGACCTTGACGAAGAATCAGACGGCACTGACGCTGAAGATTCACAAGATCAAACTAAGTCTGATGAAGAAAATTCTGACGACAATCAGTACAGTTCTGGTGGCGACACTCCTGAAGAAGATGACGATGAGCCGCAGTCTGTAACTGACCGCAGTTTCCGTCAGCGCGAGCAGGAATTGGTCAACGAGACTGGCAAAATCTTCATGTATGAGTTGCCTGACGCTGTTCTTGAGAACATCATTCTTCCGAACACGGAAGTTGTGAATGATCTTGAGAAATTTTTCCGCGAGCAAGTTGCGGATCCGAATCGCACCTATGGTCAACATGGTGTTCCTTACGATACTGTTGTTCAGAAGTGTGTGCGCAAGTTCAACACCAACAACAAGAAAGTCATCATGCATATCTTGAAGGAATTCGAGATGCGCAAGAAAGCCAGCGAGTATGCTCGAACGCAGACTGCTCGCACTGGTGAGTTGAACATGAACGTTCTGCATAAGTATCGTTTCAGCAATGATCTGTTCCGCAAAATCACTGTCGTACCGAAGGGTAAGAATCATGGCTTTGTCATGTTCGTTGACATGTCTGGTTCGATGGGCGATATTATGCGCAACACGATCGAACAGATGCTTGTGCTTGCATCGTTTTGTAAACTTGCAAAAGTTCCGTTTGAAGTCTATGGCTTCAGCGACGACTGCTATGGCAACAAGAAGTTGCGCGAGATGATGTCGAAAGAACGTTTTGTCTCTAATCGTGCAGTTGACATGGTGATGAGTCATACGTGGTTCCATCTGAAACATCTGATTGGTTCTTCTTTGTCGCCTGTTCAGTATCGTCGTGCGTTCAATGCGATGTGCGTTGTTGCCAATGAGTATGGTCGTGCATATGACTACACTTGCAAGGAAAACGATCATGGTGGCTGGCGATATGATTGGGACACTTCTGGCTTTGGCTTGAACAGCACTCCGTTTCTCGAAACTTTGCTTGCCTCGCGTGAAATCATTACTGCATTCCAGAACAAGCATCAGTTGGATGTTTGCAACGTTGTCTATCTGACTGACGGTGATGGTGGCAGCAATCTTTCGTATCCTCCGATGAGCAGCGACTCTGGTTTCTATGACGATCGTCGCAAGTCTGTTGTGTATCTGATTGACAAAAAGACCAAGAAGAAAGTGAAGTTGCCAAATTTCCATACGATGCAACCTGCAATCACTCAGTTGGTTGCTGACATTACTGGCTGCAAACATATCGGTTTCTATGTTGGTAACAAGAAATCCATTCAGCGTGATGTGAAGTATCTTGTTAGTGACAAATCTGCTATTGAGCAAGATGTTGCCAAGAAAACTTTCCGCGAGCACAATTACTTTGTTGTTGATCGTCTTGGTTATGACAAGTATTTCTATGTTGGTCTCCCGAGCACCAACATTGTTGACGACAAACTTGCCATCACCAGCGATATGAACAAGAACAAGATGGCTCGCGAGTTCTCCAAGAATGTCGGTAGCAAGAAGAGCAATCGTCTCCTGCTGACCAAACTTGCCGAAGAATTGGCGATTGCGTAAGTTATTGATTTATATAAAGAAAATACTCCTTTACTTTCGAGTGTTTTCGAGCGATAATGGTTGTATGGTAAGTTATATCTATTATGGAGTTTGATGTGAGGAAGTCCTTTTATAATGACCCTGCTGCGCGCAGCGAGATTCTCGAGAAGTTGCGTTCGCACTTCGACAAGGATACGATTTCGCTGAAGGAACTCAATACCTTCTGCGAGAGTAAGAAGAATGGTGTTCAGAATTTCCCATACTTCATCCTGCGTGAGCGCAAGGTTGGTCGTGGCGAATTCAGCATTGCGGCAAACAGTGTCGCTACTGCGCCTGTGAAGCAGAAGTCTGTGCCTGTTGCGGCTGCTGCTCCTGCGTTTGCTGCGCAGGTTGTGAATATTGCTTCTCGGCGTGCGCAAAACGTCACCGAGTCGTTTGTGCCTGATCGCAACGAAACGTATGTGCCGTTCGGCTTCTACAACGACATGCGTGACATCATCAAGTCGCGAATCTTCTATCCCATCTACATCACTGGTTTGTCAGGTAACGGCAAGACGATGATGATTGAGCAGGTTTGTGCTGCGCTCAAGCGTGAGTTGATTCGCGTCAATATCACGAAGCGCACCGACGAGTCTGACCTCATCGGCTCTTATGAGTTGGTAGATGGTAGCACGATTCGTCGCGAAGGTCCTGTGATTACTGCAATGCGTCGTGGTGCTGTTCTTCTTCTTGATGAGTGTGACCTCGGCACCGAGGATATCCTGTGCTTGCAGCCGATTCTTGAGGGCAAGCCATATTTCGACAAGAAGACTGGTGAAGTTGTCCACCCTGCCGCTGGCTTCAATGTGATTGCGACTGCGAACACGAAGGGCAAGGGCAGCGACGATGGTCGATTCATCGGCACAAACTTGCTCAATGAAGCATTCCTTGAGCGTTTCGCGATCACTGTTGAGCAAGAGTATCCGCCAGCCAATACTGAGCGCAAGATTCTTGAGAAGAATTTCGCTGTTCTGAATATCACTGACACGACGTTCATTGATCGTCTGATCACGTGGGCTGAAGTTATCCGCAAGTCTTTTGCTGATGGTGCGGTCGACGAAGTTATCTCGACTCGTCGTCTTGTGCATATCAGTAAGGCATTCTCTATCTTCAACAATCGCTTGAAGGCAATTGAGATGTGCTTGAATCGATTCGATGCTGACACCAAGACTGCGTTCTTGGATCTGTACACGAAGGTTGATGCTGAGGCGACTCCTGCTCCTGCAGCACCTAGTGTTGATGAGTTGGTTTTTGTCAAGAATTCTGATACTGGATACACCACTTTCCGTTATAAAGACGAGACAGTCTCGTTCAGCGAACAAGAATTGGTTGAGATGCTTGATCAAGGTCTGACTGCTGAGCAGATCAAGGCTCGAGTTCTTGACACTCTTATCAAGATTGTTGCTGCGAAGGGAGTGAAGTAATGGAACTGCAAGAAAAGGTGAATGTGTTTCTTGACAAACTTCGCGAGTCTGGTGCAATCAATATGTTTGGTGCTGCTCCTTATGTCTCTGATGCTTTTGGTGTCAGCAGGAATGAGGCTAAAGATCTTGTGAAGAATTGGATGCAAACTTTTGCTGAGAGGCACAAGCAATAATTATGGGTCTTGATATGTATTTGAATGCGAAGCGGTATCTTTCGGATTACAACGAAGCCGACCTCGCAAAGAAGAGAGAGATGATGAATCTCTTTCCCGAGTTGGCTGTTTACATGACACAGGAAAACGGTCATCCTATTAAAGAGATTACTGCTAGTGTTGGCTATTGGCGAAAGGCAAATGCAATCCATGGTTGGTTTGTGCAAGAAGTGCAAGAAGGCGAAGATGATTGCAAAGAATATTATGTCAGCAGAGAAAAACTTGAGGAGTTGAAGAATCTCTGCGAACAGGTCTTGGCGAATCGTTCTCTTGCTGCAGAACTCTTGCCGTCGACCAGTGGGTTCTTTTTTGGAGGCACTGAGTATGATGATTGGTATTTCAGCGACCTTGAGTTGACTGTTGAAATTGTCAACGATACACTTTTGCTTTCTGAGAAGGATTGGAATTTTTACTATCAGTCTAGTTGGTAAGCAATAGTTTACTTTTGCCATTTGTTGTAGTATACTAAATGGTATGTTGCAAGATAAGCCTCGCTCTTGCGACATTATTGAAGAGGTGTTTTTGTGAAGGTATATTATATGTCTAATGCTCTTAATTCATTTGTTACTTATCTTGCTCGCGGCAACACCGTGACTTCGCGCCAAGTTCGTGCGATGTTCAAGGTTGACAACGCTGCTGATCTTGCGTACCGTGCGCGCAATGAGGGTATCTCGGTTTACACGAACCGTACGACTCTCAGCGACGGCACCAAGACTTTCGAGTACCGTCTCGGCGCTCCTTCGGAGCAGTTCGAGAAGTATATCGATCGCGGTCAGGTTGCTCGCGCTCGCAAGACGCTCTATCGCAATGCGATCAGCGTCTCAATGAATGCCTAATCTTGGCATTTGTTAAAACCATTCTGGTTCTTGTGGGGGACGTTCAGTCCCCCACAGTTTATTTGACAAGGAACTAATGCACATATATAATAGAACACAAAGCAGAGAGGTGTTCTCATGGTCAAAGTAATTGTAGCAAAAAACAAACACGATTGCGCGCATCTTCTTGGTCAATTCCTTGATGAATCGCATTATGATGTTGTGATCGAAGAAGATACAGATTGCTATATCGGAAGCGAAAGCGAAGAAAACATTGCGTTCAAGTTTCGCAAGAACTTCTTCAGCAAAGAACAACAGGATCAAGCCTACGCAGGATTGCGTGATGCTGCTGTTGCTTCACAGAATCGTGGACTTGCTGCTGGTCCGAAAGGCGACAAGTGTGGTGGTCGCGACTGGGTCACCGAAGTTCAATATCGCACTCTAGAATTCCTAGCCAAGATTTCTGTTAACAATCTTGGTCTAGATTTAAAAGATGAAGTTGAGCGCATTCACGAGTTAAATAAAGATGCCGTTTCTTCTCGTGGTCTTGTTTGGCTTGCTCAAGAAGTCAAGGAAGCAGAATTTAATTGGGACAAATGGCTGAATAATCTTATTCAAGAAAAAGATTTAGAGAAGGTTATCAATGAAGCCAAACTTGTTCAAGATACGTTCATTTCAGACACGACGTATGCCAATATCGTTTACTCAGGTATTGCTGGCTGGTTCGATCGCTACCCTCGGATTCCTTATGGTCGCGCTACTTCTTATACTCAGACCAGTTACGATAAGTTTCAATTATCTTTTCCGTTTCTTCAAACGTTAGATAACGGATTCAAAGAACTCCTTCCTCAACGTTGGAGTAATCAACGCGCAGCCGCAGATAAAATTGATCCTGCGTTTCTTGTGCCAGGAACTGTGTTTACAACAATCACAGTGAACAAAACATTTCGAACAGCAGCGCATTATGACGCAGGAGATTTTACAGATGGACTCTCCAATTTGTTGGTTTTATCTAATAATGGGAATTATTCTGGCGGTTACTTGGTTTTGCCTGAAGTCAGAATAGCAATTAATGTTCGCCCAGGAGATCTATTACTTGTAAACAATCATGAATGCATGCACGGTAACACTCCGATTGTAATGCATGATGATGTTGCTGAGCGCATTAGTCTTGTATGTTATCTGCGAGAAAAGATGCTTGAACTTGGGAGCAAGGAATATGAAGATCATCGATTTAATTATGTTGAGTGCCGTAGAAAAAACAAAGAACACCCACTACAACGAAAACTCTGGAACGGAATCAGTCCAGGAATGTGGGAAGAACAAGAATGGTATGATTACTTGGAAAAACATGGCGGTCGAGAAATGGTTGCCAAATACCATCCAGAAGCGTATAATAAAGCGTCTACCCTAGAAGATTTATTCGGATAATTTATGAAAATACTAACTGTTGTTCACGACTTTAATAACTTCGGTGGCATCATTTCTCACACTGAGCAATTGATTGCTGGTTTCAAAGATCTTGGTCATGAGACTGGATTTGTTTACCTGCGCTCTACAAAAACTGGTGGCAAGTTCTCAGATGACTATGATAAAGAAGGATATGATATTGGTGTAGGAACTGGGCTTCCAGTCCACCAAGGCAAAGGATGGCGCGGTGAATATCTGTCGTTCATCAATGATGACGATGTGAATAAGTTTGTTAATCTTGCTAACAATTATGATGTTGTTATTTGGCAATCTATCTTTGGCTTTAAGTGTCAGGATTCAGAGGGAAAACAATCATGGCTAAGAATGTTCAAGGACGTAAAGGCGAAGCACGTCGTAATCGTTCACGATGGCAATTTACGCAAAAACTATCCATGGATTCATCATCTTCGTCCATATATCGCAGCGTTGGCTTGCGTTCATCCGAGCGCATTCAATCAAGCAGAGGCAATGAACATTCCTCGTTTGTTGATTTTGAACCCTCAGGATATCTCCAGAAAGCGCGGAACATCTTTCGATGAGAAAACAAACACCATCTTCTCGCTTCAAACGTTCAAGCGTTGGAAGCGTGTTGATGACCTCGTAGCAGCAGTTCCATACATTCATGGTAGAGTTATACTTGCTGGTGATGGTATTGAGCGTGCTTACATGGCATCAAAAGATAAGTGTAAGCCAGAATATTATTGCACATTTGATCGCGATCCGCAAGCAGGTGAAGAGAGAATCAATCACCCAATCTGGATCAATGCTTTGAATGTGGGGATGCAATACATTGGCTTTGTGTCTGAACAAAAGCGCGATGAGATTCTCAGTCGCAGCAAGTTCTTGTTAGATCCTTCGTGGTCTAAAACTTATGGCGAACACTTTAATCGTGTTGTCATTGATGCGATGCTTATGGGCGTTGTTCCTATTGCTCGTAATCTTGGTGTGTCTGATAACGAGAAGGGCATCGGTCTACTCAAGCCTGGTAAAAATTATCTCATGATTCCTTGGGATGCAACACCAAAACAGTTTGGTGATCTCTGTAATAAATTCCTTGCGATGGAACCGTTTGATTATGGCAAGATTGTTGCTAACAACTGGGAATTCGTCAAGCAATTTGATCGTAAAGAAATCGCGTCGCAATATCTTGCTCTCGCATATCATACTTGCGAAGTTAAGGTTGGTAAATATGATGAAAGTCTAAACGACACAGTTGATTCTGTTTGGAATGGACACTTTAAATTTAATGAGAAACTAAACGTAGTCAGCACGTTAGAAGATCTTTTCGGTTGACTATATACATAGTGGTTGAATTTTATACTCTGGAGTTAATATGCAATTAGAAGTAAAAGTAGAAGAACTACGAAAACATAAACTATTCGTAGCCACGCCAATGTATGGCGGCATGGCTCATGGCATGTATCTAAAGTCTTGCCTTGACTTACAAACGCTTTGTGCAAATTATGGTATTGAGATTCGTTATTCGTTTATCTTCAACGAATCTCTAATCACTAGAGCACGCAATTATCTTGTCGATGAGTTCCTTCGCGCAGAAGGATTTACTCATTTGCTTTTTCTTGACGCTGACATTCACTTTGATCCACGTGATGTGATTGCACTTCTAGCCTTAGATAAGGACGTTGTCGGTGGTCCATATCCAAAGAAGTCAATTAAGTGGAGTGCAGTTAAAGATGCTGTTAAGAAATTCCCAGATATTGAAGCAGGTGAATTAGAAAAGGTTGCTGGCGATTTCGTATTCAATCCAGCACCAGGCACTGAGAAGTTCTCTGTCGCCGAGCCAATTGAAGTTCTTGAAATTGGCACTGGTTTCATGATGGTGAAGCGTGCAGTATTCGACAAGTTCAAGGATGCTTATCCGCAACTTCGCTACAAACCTGATCACGTTGGTCAAGCCAACTTCGATGGCTCGCGCTATATCCATGCATACTTTGATACAGTAATTGACAGCAAGGAAAACGGTGGCTTCGGTTCAGATCGTTACTTGTCTGAAGACTACATGTTCTGCCAGTGGTGGCGTCGTCTTGGTGGTCAGATTTGGCTCTGCCCATGGATGCGTACACATCATATCGGCACCTATGCATTCACTGGTGATATGCCAGCAGTTGCTAACTACGTCGGCACACTCTAATATTGTATGATTGTAGGTCTTGTTGGCTTCATCGGAGCAGGGAAAGGCACAGTCGCAGATCTCTTGGTCGAACGACATAACTTTTTCAAAGAAAGTTTTGCGAATAGTGTGAAAGATTCTTGCGCTGCTGTATTCGGTTGGGATCGTGCCATGCTTGAGGGAGACACTCCAGAATCTCGAGCATGGCGCGAACAACCTGATCAATGGTGGTCTGACAAATTTGGTAAAGAATTCTCACCAAGACTCGCATTACAATTAATGGGCACAGAGGCAGGTCGTGATGTATTTCACCCCGACCTTTGGGTTCATACTGTGCTACGTCGCTGCGAACAAGCACCATACAACAATTATGTTATTGCTGATGTGAGATTCCCAAATGAAATCAACGCTATTAAAGATTCTGGGGGAGTTGTTATTCGTGTTCGTCGTGGTGATGATCCTGAGTGGTATACTCTTGCTAGAGAGTGCAATGTATACAATAAGTTAGATATAATGCGTAATGCGTATCCAGAAGTTCATTATTCAGAGTGGGCTTGGATTGGTGCACATTATGACATAGTGATGGACAATAATTGTTCATTAGATGAGTTGAAAATAAGAGTTGACAAAATCGTTGATTCTTTGTATAATAATCATGTTGAAGCAAATGAGGTTCTAAATTATGAAACTTTCTGAGTCTACTGTGAACGTGCTAAAGAATTTCTCTGGTATCAATCAGAGTCTGCAATTTAAATCAGGCAATATTCTTCGCACCATCTCCCCAATGAAAACTGTTTATGTTGAGGCTACGGTCAACGAAAACTTCTCGAAGGAGTTTGCGTTGTTTGATCTCAATAAACTTCTTGCCAAGATCTCTCTGTACAAAGATGCAGAGTTGGACTTCAGCGATGACCGTGTTGTGATTGCAACGCAAGACAAGAAGCGTTCCGATTATATCAAGTATTGCACTGCCAAGGTTATTGTAACACCACCAGAAAAGCAGATTACTCTCGGTAGTGTTGACTGTTCTTTCGCGCTGACGCAAGAAGATCTTGAGTGGATGCGTAAGAGCGCAGGTATTTCTGGCTCACCGAACTTTGTGTTTGAGTCAGATGGTGAGAAGATCTATTTCATCGCAACTGACGTGAAGGATGATTCTTCTGATCAATCTAAGATTGAAATTGGTGTTAGCGATAAAGCCTTCCGCGTAGTCATGAAAGTTGAAAATTTCAAGATGATGGACGGTTCCTACGATGTTGAGGTTTCTCGTCGTGGTATGGCTTGCTTCTCTAATAAAAACGCAAGCATCAAATACTTCATCGCGATTGAGGCTGCTAACTCTACCTTCGGAGAAGAATAATGGCAATTGATAAAGTAAAGGTTTTGGGATGCCTTCAAGAAATCTCAAACTCACTCACTCGCATCGAGGCTGAGCGAGATCTTATCAAAGAGATTCTTCAGAAGATGCAAGATGAATGTGAGATCCCCAAGAAGTTGTCTCGTAAACTGGCGAAAGTTTACCACAAGCGTAACTATGAGGAAGAAGTTGCAGAGCAGAGCGACTTCCAAACCATTTACGAAAACGTGGCTAAATAAGTCTATTGGGGTGCAATACTCTAGATTGACGGCACTATCCGCCAGACTGCTCGCCGTGGGAACTCACCGTCCCCACCCCATCTTCTCTTTGTGGAGTTTATATTATGGAACGAAGAAAATTCTTTAAATTCCTTGGTCTGAGTACAGCCGCTGCAGCAGGTGGTGCTGTTACTGCTGCATCTTTAGTTGCTTCAGGTAGAAAAACTGATGCAGTAAAACAAATTGAAGATCTCGGTTATTCTTCACTTACTATTAATCAACTGTATGGTAAAGAAAAAATGAGACTTTCTTCCGACTACACTTTAGGTATCGGAACAACTGCACCAGAAAAAAAATTAAAAACAGTAAGTGTTTCTATGACTGCTGGTCCTGATGGCGAATTATATTTGAAAACAAATGGTAAGTGGCGTAAAATAGTCACTGAATAATTGTTATGAGGTTTTATTATGATGGATGCATTGTGGGTCGAAAAGTATCGACCGAAAACTATTGCGGAGTGTATTCTTCCTGACGAATACAAAAGCACCTTTCAATCCTATGTAGATCGCAAGGAGATTCCTCATCTCCTTCTCTGCGGAACCGCTGGCGTTGGTAAGACTACGGTCGCCAAAGCAATGTGTGAAGAAATTGGCTGTGACTATTTGATGATCAACGGCTCTGATGAGTCAGGAATTGACACATTCAGAATGAAGATTAAGAACTATGCGAGTTCTATGTCTTTGACTGGTAGCAAGAAAGTTATCATCATCGACGAAGCAGATTATCTGAATCCAAACTCAACTCAGCCAGCGATGCGTGCTGCGATGGAAGAGTTTGCGCATAACTGTACCTTTATCATGACTTGTAATTTCAAGAACCGTATCATTGAGCCTTTACACTCACGATGCGCAGTGATTGAGTTTAAACTCCGCAAGGAAGAAAAGCCAAAGATGGCAGCAGCATTTATGAAGCGTGCTGCTGAGATTCTTAAGGCAGAAAAGGTGCCGTTTGAGACTGCGATTCTTGCTGAAGTTGTTAAAAAATACTTTCCTGACTATCGTCGAGTTCTAAATGAACTACAGCGTTATTCAGTTAGCAACAAGATCGACGCAGGTATTCTAACCAATCTTGCTGATGTATCTATTGGTGAACTTGTGATTGCGCTGCGAGATCAAAACTTCAGTGCGATGCGTAAGTGGGTTGCTGACAATGGTACAGATGATCCTGCGGTGTTGTATCGTAAGATCTATAACAGTCTTTATGACATTATGGATAAGTCTACGATTCCGAATGCAGTTATCATCCTAGCCAAGTATCAATATCAGTCAGCATTTGTTGCTGATCAGGAACTGAATCTTACTGCGTGTTTGACTGAACTTATGGTGGAGTGCAAGTTCAATGGATAAGAACCATAAAAACACCATCGCAAACGCAGAGAATGCTAGTATAGGTTCTCTCTACGAAAAACAGTTTAAAGAAACTGGATTGCAAGAATTATTTCCTGGTGCAATCTATATTGGTCAATTTAAAAATACTGTGATTGGTTCTAGAGTAGAACACATGTTTGAACACGAAGGAACAATATATGTTGCAGACTGTAAAGGGGGAGATGGATTAAGTAGAAGAGATACTTGTTTAGATGTAGTAGCAGAAGCGTCTGAATTTTTAGATTGGAAGGAAACAAATGCCCCTACGCAAGATTATAAATTTATCATAGTAACAACACACCCTCCAACTGAAGATTCTACAGTATCGATTAACAGATTACAATTGGCTAAAAGAAGACACAAATTACATGCTGTATATGTTTGGAACCCTGAAACACAAGAACCAAATAACTTGTTAGAGTTTTTTCATGGCTGATTTATTCAAAGAAATAATTCCGTCTATTCTACAGACGAAAGAATATGCTCTGCTAAATGAGCAGGACGAGAAGTCATACTCCAGTTTTATGGTTAATCGCGCATTGTCTTTTCACAGGGACACGGCATTAATAGCGAACGAAATGAACCGCTATCCTAATCTGGACAATAAACTTAAATATGATTTTTTACTAAATATTGTAAGAGCCTCCAAGCGTCCATATAGCAAATGGTACAAGAAGGCGAAGAGCGTTGATTTGGATGTGATTAAAGAATATTATGGTTATTCTGATGCTAAAGCATATGAAGCCTTAAAGATTTTTTCTGACGACCAGATCGCGATTATCAAAAAAGAATTATATAAAGGATGATTGAACATGGTCGACAAACTCGTAGAGGTCACATTAGAAAAGCAAGATGACTTCCTAAAAGTGCGTGAGACTCTTACTCGCATTGGTGTTGCTGCAAAGAAAGACAACATTCTCTATCAGTCTTGCCATATCCTACATAAACAAGGTAAGTATTACATCGTTCACTTCAAAGAACTCTTTGAACTCGATGGTAAGCCAAGTAATATGAGCGACAACGATATGCAGCGTCGCAATACTATTGCCAATTTAATGGCTGAATGGGGTCTTGTAAAACTCGTTGACCCAGTAAAGACAAAGGATAATGTTGCTCCATTGTCTCAGATTAAGATTCTCCCATTTAAAGATAAAGCAGATTGGCAGTTGGTTTCCAAATATACTATCGGTAAGAAAAAGAAAGAGGGATAATTTGTGAATACATTATGCGTATATAAACTTCGTGATGATCTAGAAATACCAACATACGGCACCTCGCTCTCGAACTGTTTTGATCTGTCGTTTCAACCAACAACTGATCAAGTAACTGGTTATGATAAGTATAACAATCCAATTACTCAGAAGATAAACAACTTCGGAGAGATCTCGATTTATCCAGGAGATCGCCTGTTAATTCCTACAGGCTTGATCTTTAAAATTGAAAGAAGAGTCACAATAGAAAACTTCGCAGACATTATGGCTCAGTCGACGTTGCCTTCGTTGCAGACGTATAGCATAAGACTACACCCAAGATCTGGTTTATCTCTTAAGAGAGGTCTGGTACTGGCTAACGCAGAAGGTATTGTAGATGTTGATTACCAAGAGCAAGTTTATGTGCTCCTGACAAATATTTCTCAAATGGGACAAGTTCTTAAGAAAGGAGAACGAATTGCTCAGGCTGAGGTAGTCAGTAATGAGAAAGTAGAATTTATTGTTTTAACACAGCCACCTGATAGGCACTCTGAGCGATCTGGCGGATTTGGTTCAACTGGCGTATAAATAATGATGGATGCCCATATGGGGTCCACAACTATAAACTTGCTTATTAAAGGAGTACAAAAATGACACTTACGTCAACATCAGTCTTTAATTATGATCGCTATTTGCCTACTGCGCTCGGCTTCGAGAATTTCTTTACTGCTCTCGACAACGCCACGCATATTCTAAACTCTAATCCTAGTGCGTTCCCACCTGTAAATGTAATCAAGAAGGACGAATATAATTTCGCCATCGAACTTGCAGTTGCAGGTTACAAGCAGGAAGAGATTGAAATTGTAGCCGAAAAGAATTCTCTAAAGGTTACAGGCAAACACGCTGATAAAGATGAACGCGAGTATCTTGTTAAGGGAATTGCTGGTCGTGGATTCGCGCGCCAGTTTGTTCTTTCTGACACAGTAGTCGTGCGTGATGCTACGATGGCAGATGGCATTCTAACTATTGAATTAGAGAATGTCATTCCTGAGGAGCAAAAGCCTCGTAAGATTTTAATTAAGTAATTATTGAGATAACTATAGTATGATTCGTGATGAACTATCGTGGGATGAATTGTTTATCTTACAGGCTGCTCTAATCTCTCAAAAGAGCAAGGATCCGTCGACAAAGGTGGGGTGTGTAATCGTCAATGATGATAACGTCATCTTGTCGACTGGATTCAATGGCTTTCCAAGAGGCATTGAAGAAGATTGGAAAGATCGCTGGAAGCGTCCAGAAAAGTATCACTGGGTTGAACATGCTGAGCGAAACGCAATCTTCAATGCTGCTCGCGTTGGTGTTTCACTCAACAACTCACGCGCATATCTAAACTGGGAACCAAAGCCATGCGCTGATTGCACACGCGCATTGATTCAGGCTGGCATAAAGGAAGTCATCGGACCAAACCGACCATTCACAGGTAAGGGTGCAGGCAAGCATTACTCAATAGACCACGCCGAAGTTATGCTCCGTGAAGCAGGAGTCCGTGTACGCCGATTTGACCTCCCCCCAGAACTAGGCTACCCCCCAGAATAGGACCGCTGCAATAGGATTGCAGGAGGTTCCAGGGATTGTGCAAGTTATTGATTCTATTAGAGTTTTTACCACTTTACTTTTCGACCGAAATCGGCGATAATAATAGTATGGAAATGCGAAATGAAATCAAAGTAGGTGACGTCGTCAAGTCTCTTGACTTCGTTGGTGTCAATGACTGTTTTTATGTCGGTCTCGTGACCGAAATCCTCAACGACGGTCGATTCCGCGCCAAGGCAATCAAGCGTGTGTGGAAGGGCGAGGCTGATAAGCGTCCTCTTGCTGACGAGTTCTTCGCTCCGCTTCCTGGCTATGATTTCTTCGACGACATGGCTGAATGGAAGGATGCTGCTCCTCGCATCCAGGTGGTTGCATGAGCGAGAACAATACATTGGCTGTTGAGGCTGCGAATCTTGTCTCAAACGTTGATCAATTGATGATTCACGAGATTCTCTATGAGGCTGATTCAAGCACGATTTATTCTGCTGCTGAACGTCTTGAGCGTGCGCGCAACATCCTGCTCACGCTGGGTGATCGTGTGTATCGCGAAGAGCGCAAGTCTCATACGTATGACATTATTGAAGGAGTGCCGTTCTAATGGGATACTTTGCTAATTTAGAGATTGATGTCATCGAGATGTTTCGCGAAGATGGCATGAAGGAAACTGAAATTGCTGCTTCTCTTGGAATTTCAGTGGTCGAAGTCCACAATATAATTGCTCGATGGGAAGCGGAAGATTATGATCGTGACCCTGACACCGTGAGTTACGATGACCTACAGTTTGATCCGAACGATGCTGACTACAATGCGGAGCATTACTAATGAGCGATGTAATGACAGAAAGCAAAATCTTTGAACTTTGCGTCAAAATGCAACGTCTTGGATATGCAGTTGTGATATTCACCCCAGAAGAGTTGCGCGGTGCCAATCCCGAACATGTTCAAGACCGTTTGGTTGAACTTGGTTGGGAGGTGATTAATGATGTCGCTGAAGATATTGAAACTGAACGATTGGTGAAACCTTCTGAAGAAGATTGGAACTGGAGCATCAAGTAATGGATGCGCATTGGTTCGGTGTCATTTGCTTTCTTTGCGGATTAATTTCAGGTATACTAGTCTGTATCCCAGCCAAACGAAAGGGTCGATACTATTATGATAAGTGAATACCGTCGTTCAGTGCTTGCATCAAAAGCAAGAGTCTTATTCGATACTAATAACAGAAAACATATGCTTGATTTTGCTCGATTTGTCAAGTATAATAGTTGGAGAGATGGTTGCTCTTATTTTCTTGAGGATCCGTACACTGATATTCCTACGATGATTCGAGCAAAAATTGCTGATCATACTTTGTCTAAACTTGTGGAGAAAGTCTAATGGATATTATTGCGCTAATCTTGTTTGCGATAATTCTTTTGATGTCTGTTTCTTTAGTTTATGTTCAATATCAGATTCGTCGTATGCGTAATGCGCTGCGCGAAGCATCTAAAATTTGTGAGGACGCAGTGAATTCTCTGCGCAATGGTGGTGTATGAGTAATGGTGACTTTGAGGTTATGCCTCGTGGTACAATGGAAGAGATTCGTGTACTGCGAAAGTTTGCAAACGAAATGATTGCATTAAGTTCAATTCATGATATGCCTGTGCCACACGAGATGCTCGCAAAGATTAATGATGTTTCGCGATTCTATAGTGGTCATGTAGAGAAGTATCCTGTATGATGATTTATTGCGCTGCGCGTTTCAAACCCAAAAAGAAACGCAAGCCAAAAGGTGTGATTGCGACCAAGTATCGCAAGTCAACAGCCATTCTTGGTGTTGAGAAGTTGCCGAGTCTTTCTTATGGTCCACGAGTTGGTGCAGAAGATGCGCGCAATCTTCAGTCTCTGAAGACCACAGTGTCATACACTGATCGTCGAGAATCGATGAAGTATACTGGCACTCTTGTCAAAGGTATTGCTACGATGCATAAATCAAACGCTGTGCCTGTGATTGATGAAGAACAGATGAAGGATATATCAAGGATGAGGAGAGGATGATAGAAAGGATTCTCTGCCTAATTAATATACATAAATGGGAAGGGCTGTGGCGACCAAGTCGCTGCAGTTATTACCCATTTGATATTCTAGTGCATAAAAAATGCACTAGATGCGGAAAAATTATTATTCCTGAGGAGAAATGAAATGCCTGCAAAAACTGGAACAAAGGGACATGGAAAAGGTCGTGCTAAACTTGGATCAAAGAAACGTCAGGCGCGTCGAAAGAAATCGTGACAAAGATAAATTCAATTACACCCAAGTATGATATTACTTGGTATGTAAAGTGGGCTGCCAGTATCATTGTTTTGATTGGCATCACTATTCGAGCAAGTGGAGTTACGCAACTTCAGTGGCTAGATATTGTATGCAGTTGGATCGGTGCTGTTGGTTGGTTCTATGTTGGATTTAAGTGGAATGATCGTGCGCTGATGGTTCTCAATGGAGTCATCGGCGTTATCTTATTTGCTGGAATATTGAGAGTGATTTTTCTATGAAGATTTCAATTGGAAAATATCCTCGAAAGGGTGAACAAAAGAAATCCATTCGCATTGACCCATGGGACACATGGTCTATGGATCACACTCTTGCTGACATCATTCTTCCGATGCTCAAGCAATTGCGCAAGACTCAACATGGCGCACCGTGCACCGATGATGAAGACGCACCTGAACATCTTCGTTCAACTGCTGCCAAACCCAAGAAGAACGAATGGGATGTGGACGAGTTTCACTTCAAGCGTTGGGACTGGATCATGAAAGAAATGATCTGGACTTTCGCCGAGCATTCAAAAGATCGCGAGCCGAACTTCTGGATCAAGAAGCCCAAACATAAGTGGGTGGATGTTGAAGGACAAGACTGGAAAGAAATGGTCACGACTGACAAAGGCATATATGACGAAGCCAAAGCCAAAGCATATTGGGAACGCAAAAAGAATGGCTTCCGTTTGTTTGGAAAATATTATCAAAATCTTTGGGACTAATGATAAATTCTATCAATACTGATACCATAAAGGATAAGTTTCGCGAAGCAAAACCATTTCAGCATGTAGTCATTGACGACTTCTTCACTTCTCGCCATGCGCAGAAAATTGCAGAAGAGTTTCCTGATCATGACGATCCTGTTTGGACAGTAGCGTATGACAATCCTGTAGAAAAGAAGAAAGCCTGTTCTCATTGGGACAGGTTTTCTCCAAGCATTTATAATGCAGTTTTTTTTCTTTGCGGTGATTACTTCTCAAACATACTACAAAAGATAACTGGAAACCCTGTTATCATTCCAGATGTTGGTCTGCATGGCGGTGGAATGCACTCGCATAACATTGGCGGAAAACTAAACATTCATAAAGATTACTCTTTTCATCCAAAAGTTCCATACATGAGGAACTACAATCTTATCATTTACATGACTCCAGACTGGAATCCAGCGTGGGGCGGTGGACTTGAACTGTGGTCGCACGACGAAGAAACAAATCAACCTAAAGAATGCGTCACCAAGATTGAAAACAAATTTAATCGTGCAGTTCTCTTCAATACTGCACAAAACTCTTGGCATGGATTACCAGAACCACTAACATGCCCAGCGAATGTTTCACGAAGAAGTTTGGCTGTCTATTATCTTAGCAATTTAAAAGTAAATGCTGAGCCAATTAAGCGTGCTTTGTATGCACCATATGGTGATCAGAAGAACGATCCTAGTGTTATTGAATTTTGTAAAAAGAGAAGTAAACTATGAAGATTACAGTAATTACAGCCACAACTGGTGGCGATCGACTCGCTAATTGTATTGAGTCAGTACGCAATCAAACCTACAAAAACTATGAGCACATTGTCGTAGTTGATGGTAAGAATAAATGGCAAGATGCTGATCCAATTTTAAAGGCAGTAGAGTTCCCTAATCCAACTAAAGAACATCTCATAGTTCTTCCATATGCTAGTGGCGCTAATCGATTCAATGGGCATCGTATCTATGGTGCATTTACATTGCTTGCTGATTGTGATTACATCTGCTGGTTAGATGACGACAATGAATTTACACCTAACCATCTAGAAAGCCTTGTCAATGTAATTAAGGAAAAGAATTTAGATTGGGCATATTCCTTGCGGCAAATTATCGACAGTCAAGGAAACTTCATTTGTAATGATGACTGCGAAAATCTTGGTAAATGGAAGTCTGTGCTGAATGACAATTTTGTTGATGTTAATTGCTTCATTGTAAAACGCGAAGTTGCTATTCAACTTGCACCAATCTGGTATCGTCAGGCTAGACCTGACAATGGAATCATGGAAGTTGACCGAGCATTGACTGCAATTTTAATGCACGAAAATAATAAATTAAAGTTTGACACAAATGCCGATTATACGGTAAAATATCGAGTAGGAAGCACAGGCATATCTGTTAGAAAAGAATTCTTTATCGATGGTAATAAGAAGATGCTCGAGAAATATAATGGGAAATTTCCATGGAAAAAGTAAATAGTTATGATGTATTCGATACGCTTATTGCTCGCAGATTTGTTAATAATGATGCGATCCTTTCAGCAATGGAACATCGAATTAATATTTCAAACTTTGTTTTTAATAGAAAACAATCTGATGATGGAACAAAATCTTTATATGAGATATATCGTGATCTAGCAAATAGAGGTATTATTCCATCTGATAAGATCATGGAATATTATAAACTTGAAGTTTCATTAGAAAAACATCAGATATTTGGTATTAAAGAAAACATCGATAAGGTTCAAGATGGCGATCTTTTGATTTCAGATATGTATTTTTCTGGTGCTGATATTCTTGAACTTGTTAGATTTGCTGGTTGCGATAAGCAAATAACAATTTATCAATCAAATTCTGATAAAAGAACTGGTGTATTGTGGGACAAACTAAAAAATACTAATCTCATTAATACCCATCTTGGTGACAATAATGTTTCAGATGTTGAAAACCCTAAACTAAGAAACATTAAAGCAGAGCATTATCCTAATGCTGTTCAATTTACTGGTGTTGAGAATTATCTTTATTCTAAAGGTATGGCTATGCTCGGTAGTCTTGTTAGAGAGATTAGATTAAAATACAATCAGCAAAACATAAAACTTTTTGAACTTTCTAACCAATTAAATCTACCTTGGTTGTTGATTTGTTGTGAGTTGTTATACCGTAAGCACAAAGATAAAAATCTGGTGTTTTTGGGAAGAGACTGCCAACTTTTGTATAAAGTATATAATTCGTTCTACGAAAATGCATATTATTTGCCCTTCTCTAGAAAAATTGCATATACCCAACCAAATGAATCAGTTGGGTATTTAAAAACGCATCTGCCGCCTGACTATGTTCTTGTTGATATTTCAAGCACTGGCGCAACATGGGAAAAGATATGTTCTATCTACCCATTTGAAGTTGAGATATTGATTTATTCGGATATGTTTAAATACACTAAAGAAAAACCGAATTTACCTAAAACCTTTTCTTACATGTTTAAGAATAGTGTGATGGGGCAAACAAACGAAATGGTAGAAATACTAAATTGTGGCGATCATGGTGTTATCGAAAGTATTCGAGAACATGGTGGAGTATACACCGCTACATTCGGTGATAATGAGATGAATGCAAAAGATGTTAAGGATATCCATGCACCTATTGAACTTGCAGTTGAAGTCTCTGCGGAATATCGAAATCTTAAGAGGGAATTGTCGGATGTTTCTGACGCAGAATTAAAATTGTTATTTCAGCAGATGATTCTTCGTTTGTGTGAGAACGTATCGCAATTAAATCTAAATGAATACTATCTTAATCAAGAAAAATATATGAGTGGGGTTAAAAATGCACAGAATCATTAATCCATTTGTCTATGACTATGTCAGAGACAATAAAATGCCTAACCCAACTATTCCAGCATGGTTAGATGAAACATACAGCCAAAATTACGAAGATGTTGTTATTTGCCAGATGATTAATGCATATATCCGTCGCAATAATCTACACAGCGCATCTTTTGCATATCTAGAAATTGGTGGCAACCATCCAGTTTGCACTAGCGCATCTTTCCTACTCCAAAAGGTCTACGGCATGAATGGTATAATTGTAGAGCCTGATCCCAAATTAGCTGCAACTCTACGCCAACACAGACCAAATGATTATATTATTGAGGCTGCAGTAGTAGATTCAGACGAAAAAGAACTTGAATTTTTTGTCAGCAGTCAAAATGAATTGTCGACGTTAAGTCAAAATTTTGTTGAAAAAAATCATCTTAATGTTCAGTCTATTAAAGTCAAAACTATCAGAGTGAACGACTTATTAAAAAATTTTAGTAATGTCGATTCATTAATTATGAGTATTGATGTTGAAGGGCTAGATCTTCGAGTTTTGAAGGACATAGACTTCAATTTGTATCGTCCACACATTATTACAATTGAACCAAGTGAGCACATTGTTCCTGGTACAACGAGTGAGATTATTTCTTTTCTCAAGGAAAAAGAATATAGACTTGTTGCTCAAAATTATGTAAATCTTATTTTTGAAGATTTAAGGAAATCTTGATTAGTGAATTTTTAAAGAACACCAGAGTAAATAATATGAAAGCATGTATCGCTTCTTATTTTATGCCAAATATCGACAAAAAAACTGTCGAGTATCAGCGTAAAGTTGTAGAAAAATTTAATCCAAAAAAGATTCAACATATCATGGTTCAGGGGGAATTTCCTCATGGTTTGTTTATGGATTACATATGGACATTAAATGGCGCACCAGTATCAACACTAAAAGGTCAAAACATAAACAAACAATTAGATTGTGATGTTGTGCTATTTTTGGATATTGATTGTGTTCCAGTAAGCGAGAATGCAATAGAAGCATATTTAACTCTTGCTGCTGATGGCGCATTAGTTGGCAATGCTCAACGTTCAGGGCATATTCAAAACGACAATCATTTGTTTGCGGCACCTTCTGCTTTAGCGTTGTCTAAAGAAAACTTTTTAAAAATGGGAAGTCCATCAGCATTAGAAACTTCTCGTGGTGATGTAGCCGAAGAATACACCTATGCTGCTGAGTCATCTGATGTAAAGATTGACTTATATCTCCCAACCAAGTATGATAGAGGTGTATATCGGTATGATTGGGAGCAAGATCGACGTCCATATTGGACTTTGGAAAACGGATTACCAAACTATGGTCTAGGGACAACGTATGGTAATCCAGAAGCAGATCTATTCTGGCATAATTTCCAGATTAGAATTGAAAATCAACAACAAGAGTTCTGGAAAAAGTGTGAGGATCTATTAAATGGCTAATCGTAGTGATTTTTTTAATGCTAAACTTCCGCGTCAATACAAGCGCATTTTAGCAATGGCTGAGACAAATGGTTGGGTTAAGGATGCACATGAACGTGGGCAACTAAAGCGTTCGTTCATTTCTGCTCATAGCAATCATGTTGGCTTTAAACTCAAGCGTCAGTCTATGGATACTGCTGGTGGTGAAGAATAATGCATTCACTCTCAGAACTCCGCGATCTTCTTGTCTCTAAACAGATAGAGATATTAGATTTTAATGGTTGGCAATTAAGAGTTGGTAAAGATACATGGGTTATAATTCACGATACTTTATATTTAAATGGTGAAAAACAAAACCCAAAGCAAAAAGATTTATTTGACAAATACAAAAAGGTGAAACAAAATGAGCGAAATCAAAGCAATCAAACTCGTAACTGGCGAGGAATTAGTAGTCGAAATTACAAGTAATGAAGACGAATTGGTCACATTTAAAAACCCAGTTGCAACTGTGATGCAGCGACGACAAGAGGGACCAGTTCTTGGCTTTATGCCGTGGATGCAAGCAAGCAATGGTCCGTTCACAATCAGCAAGAAATCAACTATTGTCATTTGTGATGTTGCCGAGGAAGTGAAAAACGGGTATAATCAAATCTTCGGGGCAGGAATTGTTGTCCCTCCTAAAGATTTGATTCTGGGGTAATGCTTGGCTGATTTCTATACAAACATCTCGGTATCTGGAAGATATATCCTCTATCGTGGTGTCGAGAATGATAAGAGGGTCAGACGGAAAGTTGAATTCCGTCCGACCTTTTATCTCATTGCAAATGAGAAAACAGAATACAAGACTCTGAGTGGAGAGTTTGTCAAATCAATTGAACCAGGAACAATTCCTGAGTGCAGAGAATTTTTGGAGAGGTATGAAAGTGTCGATAATTTCCCTGTTTTTGGTAATAATCGTTATGAGTATGCTTTTATTGCCGATCGTTATCCTGATGATATTCTTTGGGATATTAACAAAGTTACTATCGCTTATCTCGACATCGAAGTTGGATCTGAAAACGGATTCCCTGAACCAAGAGATGCCAACGAATCAATCACAGCCA